GGAAAGGCGGTGTACACGCTACACACAATAACACTGTTAACTCTGGCGTTACGATGGTTACAGGGCATCTACATAGCCTTAAAGTCACCCCTTTTAATGACTATAACGGCACTCGTTATGGCGTAGATACAGGGACTTTAGCGGATACAGATGGGATACAGTTTGAAAACTACTTGGAACTGTCCCCAACTAACTGGCGATCTGGATTTGCATTACTCACATTCCATAATGCAAGATTACTTTTTCCTGAGTTAATAATGAAGTATGCTGAAGGACAAATTGAGTTTAGGGGTAAGGTTTATGACGTATGACCTTGTTGCTTATCTAAGATCAGAGATCAAAGAACTGCATAACATATTGCATGAAACGCAACTTGCTTTAGCGCAAGCAAATGACAGACTAAGCCGCCGATCTGAACCCTTAACTGAGGAGCGTATATACACGCTTTACCGCCGTAGTCTTGATTGGCGACAGTTGGCTAGAGACATAGAAGCAGATCACGACATTCAATAAAAAAAGGGGAGTCCTAAGACCCCCCTGCAAGTAACAACTGCACCTGAATTATGACACACGAACCCAAGTTACTCCATCTTCGTCTTCAACCATCTCTCCGATTTCGTATTCTTCGCCTTCTTCGTCTTCATACTCTTCGTCTTCGTCAACTTCTTCTTCATCGCATTGGTTGTATTCGTACTCATCAGTTACGTCATAGTCAACAGCCCAGCCATGCAACTGCTGGAATTCAATGAATTCTTGGATGATTGCGATCTTCTCAAAATCACCTGTCTCAATAGTCACTGTCTCTGTACCAAAATCCCACTCAGCAATGTCAATCTCAATCTTAAACATGATGTTCCCCTTGGTTATGGCACTATTGCCAAGTAAAATCCTATCTCCAATTCATGACAATCGCCAACGATAATCCATCCATTTTTACAACGAAAGGTTAAATAAATGAACTTATCAGCCAATTTTTCTTTGAAAGAACTGACAAAATCTGACACTGCTACCCGTCTTGGTATAGACAATACACCTGATGCGGAAACCATTGACAATCTCAAGACTTTGTGTGACAAGGTGCTTCAGCCTGTTCGTGAGCATTTTGGTAAGTCTGTGACTGTCAACTCAGGTTATCGTAGCCCTGAGTCCAATGCCGCTGTTGGAGGGTCTAAGACTTCAGACCATTGCAAGGGTCAGGCGGCAGACATTGAGATTGCTGGAGTTCCCAATGCTGAACTCGCCCAATGGATTATGGACAATTTAGACTATACACAACTAATCCTAGAGTTTTACACACAAGGCATCCCTGATTCGGGTTGGGTTCATGTCAGCTATGACCCTAAAAACCTCAAGAAGCAGGAATTAACTGCTGTCAAGGTAGCAGGGAAGACCCAGTATCTCCAAGGATTACAGGCTTAATCTGATGTTTACAGAAGTGTTTGGGGACAAGGTGTTCAAAGAAGATCACCTCCCCGCACTTCTCACATAGCCATGCTTCACCTCGGTCTACAGTGGTTACCTTGCTCCCACGTTGACCATTGCGTCTGCCATAGAAGGTTCTTATCTTACGAATCATTCTTGAGTTTAGCCCTTGAATAGATCAAGAATTCTTTCTTTTCTGTCATGGCAATGCGTTCTCTTGCATTTTTTCCAAATATCTGACCCGCTAATATTTGTTTTAGCTTTTTATCTTTAAGCCAAACACTTGGTTCTCCTTTCCAGTCAAAGACAGTCTTAGGCTTGTTCATTTCTTCATTCCTTCAATGTAAACAGCCAAGCCATCAATGGTGTCTTTACCAAAGCTGGTTAGCTTTCTAACCTCTCTAGCAACTTCATCAATGACGTTATTGCGTAGTTCGTCATAGAACTCCTGTGCAGACTTGGGCTTTAGAAAGTTTGCCTTTACCGATTCTTTGCGTTGTTGGGCTTGTCGTTCAATTGCGTTGAATGCTTCATCTTCTTCAGTCATTGTCAGCCTCGTTTTGTAGGAAATAAAGCGCACCAATGAGGATGACACCAAATGCAACAATCACAAAAGCGCCAAACCCCATCAGCATAAAAGTAACAGCTACATCCCACATTAGACTGCCCTCCATTCACGCTCATTGCGACCCGATGAAGACTTTACAGTCCTGCCCGTCAACTGGATTAGGTTCATCTTCTCCAACTCGTTTAAACGTCTTGCAACCTGATTTCCCTCTAACCCGCTATGTTGGGCTATCCCATCCTTACCAAGCGCACCATGAGCCTTTAAACAGTCCACAATGATGCTGAAGTGCTTGGTTGCCAAGTCTTTAGCGGCATCAGCGGCTTCATAGCTGGTTATTGGGTCGATACATCTAACCCTGTTGAAGATTGGCAAGTCAAAGAACTTCTTTACACCGCCGCCAAAATGTGTGTCATCTAAACTCATATCAACTCCTATCAATTAAAAAGTTAGTGGGTACTCACTTACGCTTTCCCCTTTGGTTTACATCAGAAAGGGATGTCGGAATCCATATCTTCTATGGAAGACTTCTTCTTGGGTGAGGAAGTATTGGCTTCTTCTTTAGGGCTTACTGCAAGACCCATGAATTTGCCTGATTTACCCTCTTTTATCCAAGCTGAGAGCCAGTAGGACTGACCATCAACTGTGATGTTTCCCTTGTAATCGGGTTGGTTGCCTGTCTCTTTTTTGTCGTTCTTAAAGAGGACACCTGAATTGTCACGCTGTTCCATATTTACACCTTGATTTCATTGAGTTTTTTAACCTTGTCATCCACTTCCGCAAGAAACTGGATAACCTCCATTTCGAGTTCTGCAATATACATATCATTGCGCTCGATTCTTTTGATGAACAGTTGAAGGTGTTCAGGCATTCGTGGGTCGAAACTCACAAAGTCGCACCAACTTCTGTTCGTACACGCCATTTGCCATTGCATTTGGTCGTAATACTTCTTTGCTGGCTCATCGCCAAGGATTGTGTCGATATGGGTCGCTGTGTTGGGACACTTGATCTCTAAGCATCCATCATCACCCACCAAGCCATCAGGAGAGGCGGCAGACATGGGAATGCGTGGATGGTCAATAGCACCTACCTGATTTACCATGTTGCCTGTTTTTAACTCATACGCCGCACGAGCATAAATTTCCTGCTCGATTCCCCACTCCATAGCCGCATTGGTGTATGACTCTGCCACTTGGTTTGTCATACGCTCGACTACCAGTTGAGCCATGTAGTTAGCCCTGCTGGTGCTGTAGCCTGTCTTTGTCTTGGCAACAATGTCAGAGATACGTGATGCAGTAGCTTTACCGCAACGCTGTTTAAACCACTCAGGTGTGCCTTGTTCAATATCGCTCATGCTTCCCTCGCTTTCATCATTGCGTCTGCTTGGTCATAAGCCAATACAGCGATGCTAGTTTCGCTTCCATCTTTGTGCCATGTGCAAGCGCCCTTCAACAAATTGTCATTCGATAAAAATGCTTGCATAGCCTTTGCCGCAAAATAGTCCCGCAAGGTCATGCCTGTATCAAACCCTGATGGGCTTATTCCATTGGCGTATTGGTTTGTTGGAAATGCTGGTGGATTTTTCATTTCAATGCTCCTTTACGCTTTTCTTTGGCATCAATCACTTTCTTTTGCCAATTTTTATCACCAGCGCAAGCAGAGTAAGCAGTGCTGTATACATTTTTGAGTTCCTCTAAAGTTGAAGCCGCATCAATAGCCGCCAAGTGGTCGATCATCATTCCTACATCAATTGTTTCGATGTTGCCTGAACCTGTTGTTGAATCAAGCGCATCGTGTTCCAAAAGTTCAAGCGCAAGCGTGTAAAGATAGCGGCGGTTATAGGTTTGGCAAGCACCCATGTTTTGCACTTCATGGCAACCTTTGAGAGCCGCAGACCCAAATGGGCAAGTAAAGATAATTTCTCCACCGCCAACTGTATCCACTATGCAAAGTTCTGCTTGTTCTTTGGTAAACGACACAATGCTTATCAGCCCTAATTCGTCAAAGATTTCTAATGCTGGATGCAGGAAGTCACCAAGTTCAAAATAGTTATACCCTGCAAATTTATTGTGTCCTGATTTCTTTAATGTGCGTGACCGCATCATTCTTCGGGCATCAGCCAGTTTCTTATAAACGCCCATGTTGGCTTTGCTTTGTTCACTCATGTTCACTCCTGTTTAAATTTTTGAAAAGTTTTTGAAATATCTGTGTTCATTGAGTTCGTGTAGACAAACTCGGATTTCTTGTCAGTCGATCTTTTTGTCGGGTATACCTTTCTGTGAGTAGAAGATTGTTGATGCAATGGAGAATTGGGTATCAAAGTCAAAGTCGGAAAGTCTGAACCAATTTCCTGAACATGAGCAAATCGGGAGAGAGCCAACTTTATGTTTC